ACAGGCACACCAACTGCGAACGGTCCTCTCGATGCTCACGGCCTTGCGCGTCTCGTTAACAATGCTTTCGGAGAGTCCTTCAACTTCTACAAAAAACGAATCATGTACCAGGTCTCCCAGTTCCAATGGGTTCCGCGGGTAGGTGCACACGCCGAGGCCCACAAGCTGCTGCAACCCTCGATCCGCTACGAGATGCGCGAGTGCACCGATGTGCCGCCCTGCACCGAGCAGATGCGCGACGTCGAGCTGAGCGACGAACAGGCAAAACTGTACAAGGAGTTGAAACGTGATCTCACCCTGCAGCTTGAGAAAGGTGTTGTCACTGCTGTCAACCAGGCGGCGCTCAGGCTTAAACTCATACAGATTGGCTGCGGCTGTCTGTATGATGGCGAGCACCGGGTTAACCGTGTGGACTGCAGTCCTCGTCTGGCTGTTCTTCGGGAGGTGATCGAAGAGGCGGCAAGGAAAGTAATTATCTTCACACCCTTGACAAGTGTCGTACACATGCTGTATGGGGAGTTGACCGAGTATTCAAGGGCAATGATCAATGGCGAAGTCCCCCCGAAAGCGCGCGACGAGATCTTCCGTCGTTTCCAGACCGAGACTGACCCCCAGCTTCTTATTGCAGATCCGTCAACCATGTCTCATGGACTCGACCTGTTCGCTGCAAGCGTCGTGGTCTGGTACGGAGCTACAGATCGAACTGAGCTCTACCTGCAAGCAAACCGACGAATTGATCGACCCGGTCAAACAGTTGGAACAACTATTGTTCAGCTTGCGGCGACTCCTGTAGAGCGCGAGATTTTCCGCCGCTGCGCGACCAACACGTCGATGCAGGGTGCCATCCTGGAACTGGTGGAGAACCGAAATGGAACCTGAACGAGTAGTGCTTTTTGAAGAAGCATTTCCCGGAAACACCGTGAAGCTGACCATGGTTGGCGCGGTTGACGAATCATTCCTTGAGGCGTTGGAGAGTTACATCGCGCGCCAGCGTCGTAAACTTGAGAAGTCCGATGACTGACTTCACGATCGGCGAGATGATCACCAAGTACCAGGAGATTAAGGCCATCGTCGAGGCCGAGCAGAAAAAGTTTGATCAGGAGTGGGGCCCATACCTAGCGGCCATGAAGGCGCTCAACACCGCCTGTTGCGCCCAGCTGGTCGATCAGAAGCTGCAGAACCAGCGCAACGATGACGGCATGGCGTTTCTGCGCCGCGGCATCAACGCCAAGGTTGACAACCCTGCTGAGTTCCTCAAGTTTGTCGTCTCGCAAAATCGCTGGGATCTGCTCAGCCCCGACGTCGTGAAGGACGAACTCGAGAAATTCATAGCTGACGCTGACGGCAAGTTCACGAAGGACCCGCCGCCGGGCGTCACCGTCACCCCCTACGTCGCCTGCACCATCCGAAAATAAGGAACCCACATGACTGACCAAGCTCCCCAGATGTCATCTGCCCTCGCCTCCCGCCAGCGCCGGCGGATCATCGACGATGCCTCCCAGGGTCTAGGGATCTCGCGCGGGGCCCACCTCTCGATCAAGGGCGGCCGATTCCGGCTGATCGACGCCAAGGGTACCGAGGTGCTGGTGCCGAATCACTTCCTCGACGTCGTGATCATGGACGCCAACGATCGCGCCAGCCGCGTCTATTACGAAGGCGAGTTCGACCCGACGCTGACCATCCCGCCGACCTGCTTCTCGGACAACGGCACCGGGCCCTCGACCATGGCGATGGTGCCACAGGCGCCGACCTGCCAGGCCTGCGACCACAACATTCGCGGCTCGGCGACGACGTTCAAAGGCAAGCCGACGACCGCGTGCTCGAACCGCAAGAAGATGGCGTTCATCGTCCCCGGCGACCCTGCGGTCAACGTCTACGAGTTCCAGATCCCGCCGGGCTCGCTGACCAACCTGCGCGACTACGCGAATTGGCTCAAGAAGCAGGCGTCTGGCATCGAGGGCCGGCAGCTCGACATCGCCGACGTCGTCACCCGGATCGAGTTCGACCCCGATCCCAACAAGCTGTTCACGCTGACGTTCAAAGCTACTGAGTACGCCGACGACGAATACACGCTCAAGGTCATCGACTACATCGACGCCAACAAGCTGTCCGATGTCGCGGTCGGGCGGAACGATGTCGCTTGCGATCCGGAGCAGGTACGGGCGATCGCCGCGAACAAGCCTGCCCAGATCGCACCGGCCGAGACGCGCGACCAGAACTTCGGGTCGCTGCCGCCGCGCGGCGCACCGCCACAGGTCCAGATTGGGGCGCATGCCCCGGGGTCTATGGCACCTGCGCAAGAAGCCTCCAAGCCCCGCGGCACTCGCAAGCCAACGCCGCCGGCTACCCAACAGAACGGAGCGGCGGCTACCGCCCCTTTTATGGCCCCAGCTGCCCGTGGTGGCCCGGCTGCGGATGCACCATTGTCGAGGCCTCAACCTGCGACGGCGTCCACCTCTAACGCAGATGACGGCATCCCGTCCTTCCTGAGGCGCTCCAGCGAGGCGCCGGCCCCGAGCGCTCCGACGCCCCGGTTCGGCGTGGGACAGCCCCCGACGCCTCCCGGACCGATCCTGGACGCCGTCAACCAGGCGATGAACCTGCCGACGCGGAGGCAGTAAATGAAGGATTTCTCCACCCGTCTCGTCCGCGCGGCCAAGGTCACGGACATGACGACCTCGGACCTGGCGCGCTGGTTTGACCGCCCGCGCGCCACAGTGAACACCTGGCTGCTCGGGCGCGTGCCCTGGGGGCCTCAGGCAAAACTTGCGAACAAGCGTCTCGTGCTCCTCGAGCTGAGCATCTCCTCTCGTAAAAAATACTGGCCGGTGCCGTCGGCGCTGAGCTGGGCCAAGCGGGAAAAATACGTTCGGGGGATGCGCGATGACGCGGAACGACACCATCGCGTTCCTGACATGCGTGCTACCGCCTGAGGGGTTTTACTGCGCGGCCGTTTTTAGAACCAAGACCTCCAAGCCCTGGCACTCGTTCTTTGACACGATCGAACGACTAGCAGATTTCATCCTCGATCAAGATCAACTTGGGAGAACAGTTTACCATGCCTGCGCGTCATTTCGGAGTCCGACCCATCGAAGATCTGATAACGCCCATCTGGCGCGATCGTTCTGGCTCGATATCGATTGCGGACCGGATAAGCCGTATCCAGACCAGGAGACGGCGGCTCGAGCGGTTGTTGGTTTTTGTGATGGTGCTGGGCTGCCTCGGCCTCTGTTTGTTGATAGCGGCTTCGGCCTTCACTGTTATTGGCCGCTCGACGTTCCGCTTGGACCCGAGGAATGGCGCGATCGTGCTGCCGCTCTTAAAGTACTCTGCCAGCAGCACGGGCTAGAGACCGACCCCGCACGCACCGCTGACATCGCGTCGATCCTGCGAACGCCGGGGACGCACAACAGGAAAAATGGAGAGCGAGATGTTAGAGTCGACCTATCCGGGCTGGCAACGAGAAACCCTATTGCAGCATTTGGACTTGTTGCTGCGGAAACTGCGCAGTCACGAGATCGAAGAAGTCTCCGACCACCATCTTTGTCTATTGGAGGAGATCGGTTACAGACTACAGGGCGTCGAAGCATCTCCGCCGCCATCACCTCCGGAGACAGCTATGGAGCAGTCTATGCTGACGACGTTGCGGATCGATGTGCCCAGATCGGCGCGCTCCGCGACAGTGGAGGTGTCCCCGGATGGTTCTTGCGTGTCGGTGTACTGGCATTTTGCGCCGATGGAGAGGTAAAGGCCCATGAGTGGAGCGCGAACGATTATCCAGAATACGATCCTAGTGTTGTCGACGACAGGCTTGTTCGCAGCAGGCTTCTTAGTGGGGCTACAACATGCGAGCGACTGCATGGTGTGGACCCCGAAGTCTGCGAGCGATGCCCCTTCTGGGGAAAGATCAAGTCCCCTATCAGCGTGTCGCTCGGCGACCATGGACTGCAGCCACGGCCTCTGTCAGCTGAAGTGCGACGACCCGCCGAACGGGACGATGGCAACCCCGAACTGAACGGCGCCCACTATTTACCCGAGGGTTTCGAAGCCCACGAGAACAAGCTCTACGCCGTCACCGAGGGCAACAAGGGACAAAAGGTCGAGGTGCTCTTATGCAACCATGTCCGCCTGAAGTCGGTGCAGACGGGCGAGCTGGACCGGACGTCGCACAGCTACTGCTTTGAGCACCATCTGCCCAAGAAGGGCTGGACCGACGTGCTGCTGGACGCCAAGGTTCTGTTCTCTTCGAGCGGCATCTCGGAGCTCGCCGGTAAAGGCGTGGTGATACACGACGCAAAGATGTTCATGAATTATGCGAGGCTGATTGTGGATGACTTCAACGAGCAGAGCGCGACCCACGTGCGCTACGACCAGTTTGGGTGGAAGAATGAGAACACATCGTTCCTCTATGGCAAGATGCTCTACACCTCCGTCGGCCCCGTAGAAGCGATCGGCGCCAAGGAGGTGGAGACCAGGTCGCAGTGGATCGGCCCGCGCGCGAAGGGTAACGTCGAAGCCTGGACCGAGGCCGCCGATGCACTGTTCGCCTCCGACATGGAAGCCTATTCGACGATGGTGCTGGCTTCGTTCGCGGCACCCCTGATGCGTTTCCAGTCGGCCGACGAGGGCGGCGCGATCCTCCATCTCTTCACGCCCGGCAGTGGGCAGGGCAAGACCACCGCGCTCAACGCCGCCTGGACGGTGTGGGGATCGAAGGAAGGACTGGCTCTAACCAACGAGGACACCCGTGTTTCAAAGCCAATTGCGATCGGAACGCTGGCTAATCTCCCCGTCATCTATGACGAGCTGCGTGACAAAGATCCTGAGTACATCCGAAAGATGGTGGTCATGTTTACTGAAGGAAGGGACCGCATGCGGGGGATGGTGGACGGCACCATCCGACACACCAAGGCCAACTGGCAAACCATCATGCTGTCAGCCGCCAACAACTCGCTGATCGACCAGCTGCAGGGGGACGGGGTCGATGCGCCCGCATTCCGCGTGCTGGAGATGTCCTCCACCCTATCACAAAGAATTGATAAGACCAAGGGCGATCGACTGAAGAGGATTTTAAATGACAATGCCGGGCACGCTGGAGACGCTTATCTTCGCTACCTTCTGCACCCTCCTGTTTTGGAGTTTGCTCGCACTAGCCTCGAGCAGTGGACACAGGAAATATGGGACATCACGCGCCTGGATAGTGCCCATCGCTTCCGTGTGCGTGCTGTGGGTGCTATCGCTGTTGCATCTGCTCTGGTCAACAAGCTAGGCATCCTCCACTTCCAGACTGATCGCATCCTGGCTTGGCTGATCCGCGAGCTCGGCACCGGGAAGAACGTCGGCACGGTGTCGGCATCGCTGCCGGCTGAGACCGCGATCAACGCGCTCGGCGAGTTCATCAACGAGCACCTCGGCGAGATGCTGGTGGTCCGGCACGAGTGGCGCCCGCGGAAGGAACGCATGACCCCGATCGTGCGGCCACAGCACCGGCTGTCGATACGATACGAGATCGAGCCGCAGCGCGTCTTTATCAGCGAATCGGTGTTCCGCGAGTGGGCGCTGAAGAAGCAGCTGTCGCCGCGCTCCGTGGTGGAGACGCTGGAGAAAACGCTGGTGGTGACCAACCGGAAGCGGGGGATCACCCTTTCTGCCGGCACCGATATCCCCGGGGCGCAGGTGATGTGTATCGAGATCAACGCGGCGCACCCGACCATGTCGGGGCTGGTGGCGTCGGTCACGGAATTGCAGCAAAATACAGCTTAAACACCACTTAAGGAAAACACAAATGCCTCGTGTCACGCTCTACCAAGGCGACTGGCGGGATTGGTTGTCGAAAATCTCGGCCGCCGATGCGATCGTGACAGACCAGCCTTACGGCATGAATTACAAAATCAATGCGCGAAGTTGGAACAACGAGGGCCTTGACGGGCTGAAGCCTTTCCAGATGAAGAAGCGCGCCGGGATCATTGGCGATGACAAGCCGTTCGATCCAGCTCCCTTTCTTACTTTCCCCAAGGTGGCATTCTTTGGCGCGAACAAATGCGCGCATATTCTGCCTGCAGGTGGACGGTGGATCGTTTGGGACAAGCGCTGCGACAGCACCCCTGACGATCATTCGGACTGCGAATTGATCTGGACCAACGTGCCTGGAGCCGATCGCATCCATCGCCAGAAATGGCGCGGGATCGTGCGCGAAGGCGAAGAGAACACGGCGCGTTCGCGAAAGCTCCATCCAAATCAGAAGCCCGTCGCGCTCATGACGTTCGTGCTCGCGCAGATCGGAGCAAAAGCAGGAGATTTGATCGTTGACCCGTTCATGGGTTCCGGTTCGACTGGAATAGCGGCAACTCGCATGGGAATGCAATTTATTGGCATCGAGATTGATCCGAAGCACTTCGAAACCGCGCAGGCGCGCTTTGCGGCCGAGCTTTCTCTAACGAGTTGTTAAGACACCTCGTGCTCAAGCAGAGGCGGTAGCCGCTTCGCCGTCTCATTCACCAGAGCAAGCAACGCTGGAAGTCGATCAAGAGATTGCCGCCTTAGACGCGTCTCGTCCACTTTTGCCTGAGTCGTCAGAACCGAAGTGATCACCGACGTCTTGGCACGGAGGACGGGACCAAAATCGTCTGGGTGCTCATCGTCCAAATCGCGATCGAGGATCTTCTCGCCCTCGGTCAGCGCCTTGTGGGTTACGCGCTCAAGCTGCGTAGAGGCGTCGAGAACTCCATGCCCGTCGCGTAGCCCTTCGCCTGCAAGAGCGGCAGCTGCTTCCTGAGCCGCCGTCCGATATCCGTGCGGTACATCGGGGAGTTCGGCACGACCAATTTGTCCAACCGGCGGTAGACGCTGTCGGTCGCGCTCTTGACGTCCGGTCCCGTCCCGCTCATCACCAGCACGTAGTCCCCCGCCGTCACGATCATCGGGCTGTCGACGAATTTCTTGAGAAACTTCTGCGGCGCCGAGCCCAGCATCATCTGACAGGGGTGGACGTGCTCCCAGTCCTCCACGCCGTACACCGGGACCCCCGTCACTTCCCTCTTCGTCGCGTGCGAGTAGGGATAGTCGGGTATGGAGACGACGACGCCAGCCGCCACCTCGTTCATCCTCCAGTTCCGTGCGTCCTTCCCGTTCCATAGGTCCAAGAGCCATTGTGCGTGATCGCCGTCGTGCAGCGCCATCTGGATGTTGAATGTAGGCCACCCCGGCCGCATTGTAAATTCGAGGGGCCAGGGGGTGCCGGCGTCGTCGATGATGCAATTGATGTCCACATACCCGACATAACCGATTCTTTGTAGGGCACCTTGAAGGGGCTGCAGTACTCGACGGGCGAGCTTAGAACTACGGACGTATCGAAGGATGGTCCCCTGCTCACCTGTCGCCACTCCCATATCGTCGTTCATCAGCTTCTTGAACTCCCAGTTCTCACACCAGCCGGCGGAGAAGCCGCCCGAGCCGAACCAGGCGCCGACGGCCATCTCGACGCCCGCGATGAACTCCTGCAGCACGAACGCGCCGGCGAGCTTCTGCAGCTTCTTCCAGCGCTGCAGCATGTAGATCATGTCCTCAGGGGACTTCGAGCAGTACGAGAGCGTCTTATCGGCGACGCCGCCGTCGACGACCTTGGAGACAAAACGCCGGTCCTCGCGTTTGACGTAAGCGATCGCGTCGTCGTAGCTCTTGAACTCCTTGCAGGACGCCGTCGCGATACCTGCCTTCTCGAACACTTTCATGCCGGTGGAGCGGTTGACCTCCCACTCCGCGGCCTCGATCGAGGCACCGACGATCTTGATGCCCTCTGCACGCCATCGATCGAGATCGTGGGTGTAGAGGGTGTTGTCGGCCATGAACACGATGTCGGCCCAGCGCGCCCACTTGCGATAGTCGTCGACGACCTGCACCAGGCCCTTGCCGATGTTCTTGGTCTTCTCGTCGAGCTTGATCCCCAGCCGGACGTCATGGCCGTCCTTCTGACAGCGCATGGTGAAGTCCAGGGCTTCACCGAATGGGTCAACACACAATATGCGCATAGGTAAATCTTCTTTTGGCGTTACTTACCGTGCTCGGATGAACCCCGTATTCCATAGCAATTTCGCGATACTGACGCGGGTCGCTACGTATCCTTATAACTTCGGCAGCCATCAGTTTTGCCGTTGCGCGATGGTGATTAGTGCCAGTGGGCAAGTTACGTTTCCCCCATCGCCCCTTGCGCGACATGTCAGCCATGTTGTCAGCCGCTGTGCCGAGAAAAAGATGCTCTACATTAACACAGCGTGGATTGTCGCACCTATGCAACACGTCCAGATCGTCCGGTAACGTATTGTGCGTGCGCAACCACGACAAACGATGGGCCAAAATATTTTTTCCCGCTCGGCCACCGATGCGGGTCTGTCCATATCCACAAGCGTTTAAATAATACATCCATAGGTGGCACCCAGAAATTGGATCAATGAAGATCCGTTTGTCCCACTTCTGTTGTTCTGTCATTGGTCTCGTCACGATCGACACCTCGGACACGTGTGGGGCTGCACGCCGGATGTCGGGTTCTGACTGACCTGGGTCACTGGGATGTACCACCCGCGATCGCGCAGGGCCTGGATGAAGTCGACGGGGTGCCGCAGCGTCGCGTCATCGTTGTGCACGACATCACCGCACTTGGTGCAGGACATCGCCATCGGGATCACGGCTCCCTCGGGCCATACCTCTTGTGTCATCGCCAACCCGCCCTAAAATAAAGCCGCGGCCCGGTCTCTACCCACTTGCAGCTGGTCCGATAGTCCGAGGCGGGCCAGCTACCCGACGTAAATAACGTGATGCGCAGCCACCATTTCCAGAAATATCCGACTATCACGTAGACGTGCATCAAGGGGTCTTGCTGCGCCCTCTCGTGATGGAAATAAAACTTCATGGCGCCACCCGCGGCAGGCTGCTGATCGCCGAGTCGGCGTTGACCGTAGGCGACACCGCGCTGAGAGGCTGGCGTGTCGGCGTCTTAGGCGCGGTGGTAGTGGATGAAGCAGAAGCTAAAGGGGCGTTGCTGATCCGGTTCAGCGCTGCTTGCGCCGCGGCAAGCTTCTTGGCCTCGCCCATGAAATAGTCTTCCCAGCCCTGCGCGATGGTGTCGCCCTGGGTCTGCAGCGCGCGCTTGGCCTCGTTCAATTTTTGGAAACGGGCATTGTGACCCGCCACGATGTCGTCGATGTTGTCGGCAAACTCGTCCAGCTGCGACACTATCTGCTCCTGCATTTTTCGGTGATGGTGATCTCGTACTCGGCTTTTCTGGCCGTCACTTTCCAGGTGAACGGATCGGAGATGTCGGTGCTCGATGACGTCGGCGTGTAACCGTGCTTCTGCAGCAGCTGCCACACGTCACGACGGAAGTCAGTCTCCTTCGTAGAGGCGCTGCTGCTTGCGGTCATAGCTCTGTTTCCGTTTCCATTTGCCTTCGTTGATCTTCTTCATCATCTGGTCGTAGCCCTCGGGGTCTGTCAAGTAGCGTGGCGCCGGCCGCACACCCATGACCTGCTCCATCGGCGAGATGTTGGAGCCTTCCTTGCGCCCCTTGGCGATGCTGCGCGCGCTGATCGGTCCGACGTTCTGCGTGGCATAGTTCCAGAACGCCGTCAGCCACTGCGGCACGTCGGGGTCCGGCGGGAAGATCGGGTCACCGCGCCAGTCCTGGTTGGTGGCCAGCTGCTTGACCATCTGGGGGGCAGTGGCAACCTTGTTGGTCATCTCGTCGACGGGGTGCTCATAGAAGCCGAACACGTCCTTCATGTAACCCGGCATGATCAGCCGCTCGGGCTCGCCGGTCGCAGCGTCGACACCGCCAGTCTGCGGCGCCAACAGGTCATGAATGCCCTCGGGCGGCTTGCCTGTCTTCAGCGCCTGGTAGATCGCCGACAGCGTGCCGTAGACCACCGGCAGCGCGATTGCATAATCCATTTTCTGGGTCCAGCGCGCGTCGTTTGGGCCGATGCCGGTGGGCCGCTTGATCGGCGCCCGCGCCACGTCGCGCACTGCGCCGCCGAGCTCGCGCCCGCTGCCTATCGTCCAGGACCACGATCGCAGGCTGAGCGTGCCGACCTGCTTGATCAGCTTGTTCATGAAGATGTTGTCCTGGACCAGCTCACCGAACCGGTTGTCGACGGAGTCCCAGACCTGACGCGCGGCGTTGACCTGTTCCTCGCGGGTCGCGTTCGGGTGTGACTTCATCCACACCGACATGTTCTCGTAGAACGCGCCGTTCTTGATTTTTGGGATGTAGGCTTGGAAGATTGGTTGCGCGACGGTGTCCATGATCCGGCCGATATGCCGGAACCCCACCTTGGCGGCGCCGAGCGGCGAGCCTTTCGCTTCCGCGGCGTCGGCCGCCAGCTGCCCGCGCAGCGCGCCGCGCTTGAACGCGGTCCAGTACGAGCCGGTCTTCGAAAACTCATAGTCGGGCGAGTGGCTGGCGCCCTTGGCTCGCCCACCGGCGGCGGTGAGCAGATCGGTCACTTCCTGCATGTGCCGAGTGCCCGGCTGCAGTCCGAGGTAGACGTCCTGGATCTTCTTGCCCTTGATCGCGTAGCCCACGGGCGCTACGGCCGCTTTGCCAAGCGACTTGGCGGCCTCCACGGGCTTGCCGGCGCGGGCGTAGCCCACAGCGTTCGCCACGCTGTTGACCATGCTCTCCTGCGCCATCGTCAGGGTGTGGTAGCCAGACAGCCCGAGCTCCAGCCCCGTGATGCTGTTGGACGCCCGCCGCAGGCCATCCGCAGCGTCTCCTAGCGCCTCATCGACGTCGTGGAAGCCGCGGCTGATCCAGTTGTTGTAGACCCGTGCAAAGCCGTCTGGGGCGTAGGCCTGCCCGCCGGCCGCGTTGGTCGACCCTCGTCCTTCGAGCTTGGTGTAGCCCGGGGGAACCTTAAAGCTGTTGGGATGCCCGCTCGCGCCCATCACCTGCGGCTTGACATATTTGACCGTGCCTGCGTTCTTCGCGGTCTCCAGCACGTCGGTGGCGGCTATGAAGCGGTCCATGCTGGTGACATAACGCATCGTCGCTTCGAGCGGGTTGGTGGTGACGGGCTCCAGCCCCATCGCGATGCCGTCGGCGATCGTGGGCACCGATCGGGCTTTCAAGCTGGCTCCGCTGCCCTGCTTGGACATGCCTCCACCTGACTGCATGGCCTGTTGTGCCTTTGCCGGATCCTTCCAAAAGTGGGGGAAATAGTCGTCGATGAAGGCCTGCTGGTTGTGCGACGGCAGTGCCTGGATCTTGCGCATACGCTGCTCGAACGCCGTCTTCATCGTGTCAGCCAGATCCTGCAACGCGGGGTCGCGCATCTGGGTGCCGGCGTAGCGCCCGCTGCGACCCTCCACGTAGCTCAGGAAGTCGAGCCGGTCCTGCGCCGGCATAGCGCTGACTTTCTTGTAGGCGGGCTCTAGCGCGGCCGCGGTGGTCTCGGTGTCGCGCGCAGCTTTGCCGCTTGCTTCGCGAATGATCGCGACCGCGTTCTTAGCCGGCGCATCCACCGTCTCCGGACTAAAGATTTTCTCGATCGTGCCGGCGGCGTTGCGTGCAGCCTGTAGGGCCCCGGAAGAACCCGGTGCGACATTTGGTCGCGTTCCCGGCAAAGCCATTGACGCTTTCTCAGCATCACCGGCCGCCTCATCGAACGTCATCGCTGCCGGCACCTTGTCTTCGCCGAACAGTTTTGTCGCGCCCTTGCGCAGCAGTTGATCTCCTGCCTGGATCGCCCGACCGCCGAACGATCGCACCGCACCCGTGAGCGGCGACGCAAGCAGGCTGGGCACAGCGGCGACAGCTTTGCCGGTCTGCAGCATGCCCTCGATCGGCCCCTTGCCCGCGCGGTTGCCGGCCGCCTTGATGGTGTCGAGCGCACCGCTGGCCGCGCGTCCGGTCTCAGCGAGGAAGCCGTGATCTTCTTCATCAGGCTTTTGTGGGCTGACGTAGAGCCGGCCAGTCTCGGTAGCGGACTTTTGTTGCGCGGTCGATGCGGGTGAAGCGGCTTGACCCGCAGGCTGCCCCGGCCAGCGTTGCACGACCGCCGCATTGGGCGTTGCCGGTGTGCCGGGCCATTGAGGAGCCGGGGGCTGTACCGGCGTGCCGGGCCAGTCGACCATCAGCGCGTATACTCTTGACCGTCAGGGGTTTTGTATCGGGTGCCGGGTGGCAGCTTCTGTGCTTCCTCGGGGGTCTGCACAACGGTCACGGCGTCTGCGCTCGGACCGCTCGACGTCACCGGCTTGGTGCTCGCGGGCGCTGTCTTGCCGGCTCCAGCCTTGCCACCGAACTGGTTGCGCAGGATCTCGATCTGGTCATTGTACTCCTTGTCCGCCTGGTCGAGCAGTGCCTTCTTCTCCGCGGGCTTCATCGTGTTGCTCGCCGACGCTGCCATGATCTTGGTGCGCACATGCTTGTCCTGTGCGTCGATCGCTGCGCGCACCTCCGCGAGCCCCTGTTTGCCCTGCGAGGCCTGGGCGCGCTGGATCGCGGCCTGCTTCTGCTGCTCAAGCCTCTGATAGGTGGAATCCTCGCGCAGTTTCAGGCTCTCCTGCAGCCGTGCCTCGCGGGTCTCGAACTGCTTCTCCTGCTGATCAAGGCGCTTGTCCGCCACCTGCTCGAGCATCATGACCTGCTGCTCGCGCTGCTGCAGCGCCTGCTCGCGGATCTGGAGCGAGACTTGGCGCCACTCCTGCTGCGACTGCGCGTTCATCATCGGCAGGAACTGGTTGACAGCCTCCGCCAGCACGTCGGGCTTGATGTCCGGGTTTGACTGCTGCACCGCCTGCACGAGCTGGCGCCAGTCAAGCTGCTGCCGGGGCTGACCGGGCGGTTGACCCATCCCAGGAGCCCCTTGAGGCGGCATGCCTTGCGCCGGCGCTCCACCAGGCCCCATGCCGGGTCGCTGCATCATCGGAGGCGCGGGCCCGCCGACGGCCCCAGGCGGTCCTCCGGGAGGCATGCCTGGACCACCGGCACGCGGCGGCATGCCTCCCGGTCCCGGCGTCGCTGGACCGCTCCCCGGGGATTGCATCGGCTGCGAGGGCTGTCCGGGGGGCATCCCGGGCGGAGGTGCGCCCTGCTGGCCGAAGCCTTGTGGAGGTTGCTGGGGCTGGCCGCCCTGTCCCTGACCGCCCATCAGCATCAGCGCGTTGCCCATCGCGACCTTGGCAAGCTCCTGGCGCTTGACATCGTCGATCTTGAACTCGTCGATCTCGCCCTGCTTGTAGCCGCCATACATGCTGGACAGGCCGGCCAGTGCTCCTCCCAGTCCGCCGCCAGCCATGTCTTCACCTCAGTAAGGGTTGATGCCCTGCGAGAGAGCGAACGCGTTCGACTGCTGCAGCGACGGCGAGCCGGCGCCGGTCGCGGGCATGCCGCCGATGCTGCTCATCGCGCCCGAGTTGAACGGCGAGGTGCCCCAGCCTCCGCCAAGTCCTGCCAGCGCACCGCCGAGCTGCTGACCCATCTGCTGGTTCTGCTGGAAGCCCATGTTGGCCTGGTTGAGCCCGAGCTGCGCCGTCTGAGTGTTGGCCTGCTGCTGACCCGTGGAGCCCGACAGGTAGCTCAGGTAGTCCTGGATCTGCTGCTGCGGCAGCTGGGCTGCCTGCTGACCCAACGCGCCCGCTTGCCCGAGCATGCCCAGCTGGTTGCCGGTGATGCCCTGCGCGGTGCTGTAGGGCAACGAGGCACCAGTCGACATCTGGTTGAGACCGGTGTTGGTGGCACTTCCGATCTGGCCGAGCAATGAGCCCGCGCCCTGCGCCGCGGTCGACGCGCGCTGCAGCTGCTGGTTTTCCCAGCCGAGATTGAAGTTTGTGTTGGCCTGACTCGCGACACCTTGTCCGTAAGGCGTGCCCGCCACCCCGGACTGACCGAGCATCGCTAGGTTCTGCTGCTGGTTCTGGTTCTGCTGCTGGGCGTAGAGCGCGTTCTGCGGATCGAACCCCATGCTCATCAGCGCCTGCACGTTCGGCAGCTGGCCGAGCGCAGCGCCGGTCTGCGCGCCACCGCTCATCATGCCCGCCGCGCCGGTCTGATTCGCGCCCTGCTGATACTGCGATGCGTAGGGATTGTTCACACCCTGCTGTGCGATCTGCTGGTACTGAGGGAGAAGCTGCGCAGGCACGTTGTACTGACTGAGGTTGCCGATGCCACTGTAAGCACCTTGATCGGCGCCGCCGGCGTTGGTGTAGTTGTTCTGCATCTGCGGCAGCTGGACGTTCGACGCGGGCGAGCCGCCGAACAGGCCGGCCAGCGCGCTGCCACCGCTGATCAGCGCAGGCGCGAGCGATAGCAGACCACCAAACGGCATTTATTCTTCCTCGTCTCCACACCAGTCACGGCTATAGGCGCCGCAGATCACACACTTGCCACCATGCCCGACCAGACAGGGTGGGGCGCCTTCAGAGAATTTTGCGCCACACTGTGTCGGTTGCGATGAAACCGAGTCGATCGAATAGTCCGTGTTGGGCACTGACCTTCTCCGTTGCCTCGACCACCGCCACCCGCGCGTCGCGCAGGAACTGTAACATGGCTTCGATCATGGCGCTACCGACGCCCCCTCCCCGCCACTCCGGATATAGCCAGTACCATGTGAGGAGGGCCCACCCCAGACCGGAGTGGTCGATGTGGGGATGTAC